TGCAGCATTAGCAAATGACCTAGTTAATCCATTGCCCGAGATACTTATAACATTTGCATTTGCATTATTTTTCCATGTTAAAATAGTTTCGATATTTTCAGCAGTTGCTGACATGTCAAATTTAACCATGGATAAGTTAGTTTCTATATCATTGGATAAAACAGACTGAACCGACCCACCGCCAGCGGACTGCACGCGCACGCTTTGCTCGCCTTTGCCTTCTGTATAAGTGCATGAATTGGGTACAATGGCTACTGATAAGTTATTTATTAGCACCGTTGGATTTGCTAAAGCTATAGGCATCTATTATCCCTCCGTTGAGAATGAAATTTGCATAGTTGAAACAATAGTACGAAGCTGTGTAACAATTGGCATTTGCATGGTAATTGTTACTGTTCCCGTTGTTAAATTTAAACTAACTATTCTATTGTCTTTAAAATATTTTTGAGCAGTTGCTCCAGCTTGTGTTAATACATAATCCTCACCTGACAATATGCTATATAAACTATCAAGATAGGCTTCAATAACTTCTTGATTCGCCATACTACGATTAGGTATTAAATCACCCTCTGTAAGTCTACTTTGTGCAAATCTTGAGCGCAAGTTATTAAAGTAAAACTCACGTATAGCTGCCGATGTATCAACCGCATTTAAATATTTAAATGTAGCTTCTGCATTGCCTGCGCTATCTGTTTTGCGAGTTGTTACAGCCTCACCAGAGATAATGCTGGTAGAAGTTATATTATTACCAAGTGTCATAGCACCAGATGTTTTAATAGCCTCTAATTCAACTCTAGTAAACCCCTTACCTGCATCTATTAAATCAAGCAAAGCAAATGGTGTATTGAAGTATGGAAGTGATGCTATTGCAGTGCCTCCATATGAATCTTTTGCGCCATTGGTACTTATTACATATTGTGATATATTTGCATTGGTTGTTAACCTTAATGACCTTATTGCTGCGAACTCCGATGATATAACGTCACTAAATTCTAGCAATGCGCCACCTTTATGAGGTGTATCATCCAACTTCTTATTGCCAATAAGTACTAAGCTGCGACTATTTTGCGCTGCACTTGCAGTAATAAGATTGGCATAAGTATCTGATAAGGTTTGTATGCCCACACCATCTAAAACGTCATTAGTTACATTAAATCTTGCATCTAACTCGGTTGTAAGGGTTGATAGCGTATAAGTCTCTGGCCATACAATAGTTTGATATCTTTCACTATCTATAACATCGAATATAGATGTAAGACTTGGATTTGTAGCGCCGTTAGTTGGGAGTGTTAATGCGGTCGTTATGCCAGCTACCGAGCCTTCAACTTTGTAACCAACGTTATTACCAAATTCACCTTTATGAACGCTAGTAATAGTAACTGTTCCAGTTGAATTTGAAGATGTAAACGGTGCATCAGTTAATGCATTAACTGCCGTCTCAAGAGCGTCTCCAACTGTTGTTGCGCTATCACCACTGGTTACAGTAATTGATAATGCATAATTATAACCGGAGCCTATTGAAACCGTTAACGTTCCTGTTGCCGTTGCAGTTCCTGAAAACGCTATTGTTCCAGTTGCCGCAGTGCCACCAGCATTATCGTCCAATGCAATTGCATCGAATCGAGTAACACCATTTATTCCTCTTGCGCGTCTAACCATCTGGGCAAGCATTGATGTAGCACCAAATAAACCATCCTCTTCACCGCTATTGCCTATATTTGCCGTCAAAGCTCCGGCGGTTGCCGTTCCTCCGCTTACTTTTTGACCAATAAATAAAACTTTTTGAGGCTCGTTTGATATAGTAGATGTAGCCGGTATAATATTAAGCGTAATATCAGGCTGTGAAATTGGCATTATTTATCCCCTTTTTTCTTTTTACTTCTTTGGGCTGCACTACTTCAACGCAACCATCTATTTTGGAATCCTTTAAACGGCGTGCCCAAAAGCTATCAAGTATACATCCGTCTATATCTGTCTCTAATTTAAGCTTATCGCCTATTTTATAGCCATTCATAGCTATATTTATTTTTAAGGTAATCATATTATGAACCTATTTATTGCAATGCTATAATTATAGTAGTTATTTGATAAAATGAAAAGTTAATTTATTAATGATTTATTAATTGTTGCATTTTTATATAAAAAGAGCTTGCTTTATATTGCTTTCTATTATATACAATAAAGAGGTGGTGCGAATATAGCGGCAACTATATATTTAGCATGTAGATAGTCGATAATCAGGGCAGTCGATTGCTAGTAATAGCGAAGTGGCCGGACTGTGATGCATCTGAAAAGTGCAGATATGCTTAAATGAAAAGCATCGAACAGGATTTATTATGCGAAGCTGGTACACTGTGCGCCAGTCTACATACCGACGTAAGCAAGCAACCAATCTTGCCATCACTTGCTTTTTAATAAAGGAATAAAGGAATAAAGGAATAAAAAAATGAAAACTATATTATTAACAATAATACTTACACTAGCGGCTAATATATCATTGGCATCTAGCACGGCAGGTGGCTATCCAGCTTGTGTATCAAAAGAATATTTTAATCAATTTACTGACGCTATAAACAATGTAGATGAAAATTCATACAATTATTTAATATCAAATGTAAAATGCATTATTACAAAACCCGATGTGCCTATTACTGTATTAAATAGGGGTTTTGGGTGGTCTCACGTCCGGGCTTATTCTAAAAAAGGCATCGCAATAGAATTATGGACTAATTCAGAAAATATAAAAAACAATGAATAATAAAGAGTGCCCTGCTTGCAATTCCACAGCCCTGGTAAGGCTATACTCATTATATATTAAGATATGTGGAAATTGCGGACTAAAAATTAAATGGAATTTGGATGAAGGGCAAAAACCATTATTAACTAAACCGGCGTATCATCAAGATCAATGTCACTAGTTTGCATAATAATATCATCCCCATCAGTTGTATCAGGGTCTTTAAATATAAGCGAGAAGTCACGAAACGCCCTATTTTCCGTAGCATCAACCGTATCGGCCAGCGTGATATCACATACAGTTTCAAACATAAATTCATGAATGTAAAAGGCTGAATTATAGGCCGCAAATCTATCACCGGTGGCCACCGTTACATAATTAGCAGCCTGGCTTAATACAGGCGTAAATCTTGAACGCAATATTGCTTTATATAAAGCAACTCTTACATCCTCTATTGTATCACGGGCAGCACCTCCAGCTATTTCATTGCTGCATGGTACATATATAAATATAGAAAATGGACATATAAGCCTTTGCCTATATTCATCACCATATGATAATGTTTGTATAGCATCTGTACTATCACGCCTATCTTTTGATATAGATATATCACCGAGCACTACAAACGCCCATAAATCATCACTACTTTGCGATGTATAGGCCTCCGTTGCTTTTTCCCATGATATCGCACGTGCAACTCTAATGCCTTTTTTTAAAACTGACACTCCCTGCGCTGGACTATCTGGAGTGTAGGCAGTTTCGTATGTGAATGTTGTTGTGTCACTAACAATTACAGGATAACGCCCGTTATATCCAAGTCCATTTGTATCAAGATATAATATAGTGCCAGTTGCAGGACTTGCAGGTTGCGTTGTTATTGCGTATGTAAAAGACTTGCGATTTGGAACTGTTAATAACGTAAATGTTCCGTTGTAGGCCGATTGATCTGAACCTGCTATTTCAACCGTGTAATCAAAACCTTCTGTTAAATCATGATCGCTTGCCAATGTAACTGTTACAATAGCTCCAACATCCTCGCTGTCCGCAACGCTGGTCATTGATGATATCGTAATAGAATTTTTAGCTTCTACTATATTAGCATAATTACCAGTGGCTAGGCCATGCTCTGATGACGTAACCGCTGTTACAGTAGTGCCGGATCTCGTTAGACTAGATATTGATATATCGGCATCAGTGAATAAGCTAGTTTGCGTTGGCAATATAGCTTGTAACTGTCCAGCGATGGTTGAGGCTTTTATCATATATATATTATAGTTTATTTTTATAATTATTAAAGTTTATTTATACCCATCTTTATGAGCCTTTTTTAATTCTTTTTCCATGATTGTTATTGCACGGCCTTGTGTTGACCTTGATGCGATTCCCACTGTTGGGCGGCTTCTCATTTTACTAGTACCATTCTCAAGATATGCCGTATATTCAGTATTATTTTTATCTCTAAAACCAAACTCTAATTCTTGTGCCCCCTTCACGTCAAAACCTCTTGTTTTTCTAGCCTTCCCACTTCTATTAGCAAACGACTCGCCAGCAACTGACGCTACATGCTTTCGTTTTTTTCTTTTATATACTTTACCAGATCTGGGTTTTTTTAATACATTTTCATCAATGGTGCGTATTGCGATAGTACCAATTTGATAAAATGCCTGCCTTACTCCACGCGTGGTTATTTTATCCAGGTGTTTTAGCTGGAGTTCTACTTTTCTATTTTTTCTATCTTCTATTATTTTCATAATATTTAAGCGTAATTTGAAGCTTTACTTGTAGTGCCCCTTTCCGAACAACGCAATAACATAAATTCATTGCGCTCTTCTAAATTTTGAACATCAAGTATATCATAATATTTAGATTTAAATTGAATCCATGTTTCAGCAGTTAGTCCAGAGACATATCTTATATAAAAATAATGAGTTGCAACACCTATTAAGTTAGTGCCATCAAATATTTCTATACCTTGTCTAGTTTCTACTAATGACCATACAGTTTTAGTTGTTACAAATGATTCCGTCATATCAGAGCCATTTGCACTTGGCGCTGTTATAGATCGTGATTGCAATATTATTTTATCACGCATATCACCAATGCATACAGCCCTATTTTTTCTTTGCACTCGTTGGCATTTTGGCATAATTATAACCTATAATATGATGATGGGCGCTCATAACTTCCTATATTTATAATACGATAACGATTATAAAAGCTTTTAGCATTTGCAGGCAGAGCCGACCCGCTGCAATCATTTGAGCAATCACCTCTATTTTCATATAACATAGCAATATGATTTAAAAGCCCTACCTTTAAACCGCTAGGGACATCTGTTGCTGCCGCTCCGTAGCCTGATACAAATATAATCTTTACAGCTTGTGGCAATGAATCCGCATTAGTTGGCCACTGCTGATCCTTTTTTAAATAAATATAGGGGTAGCCATTGTCATTATTTTGCAAGTCATATACCGTTGATGCAAGCGTGGAAAATGACTCACTTACTAAATATTCAATAGATGTTACAGAGGATATAGGTGCACGCCTTAGCTCTAAAGGGTCTAAAAAGCTATCACGATATGTCGTGTAGCTTCTATTAATAAAATCACGACCTGTATATTTTTCGGCCTGATCTGTGGTGGCTTCAATAAGCATAGTTAAATATGTATCTTGAGTGTCATCATCAGCATCTATTTTTAAGTGCTCTTTTACTTCTGCTAATGTAACGGGAGTTGTGGCTGCTGCCGTAGTTATACTATACGGCCATGCGGTCTTTTTTATGTTTAATATAAAGTTGTTTTCCATTGCCTATAGCCCTTATTATGTACTTTTAATATATTTTAT